ATGAGTAAAGAAAATAAACGGCTAACGCCTGAGGATATTCACGCTCGCCTCATATTCTTAATTGGCGCGGTACTTGCTCTTACCTTTTTTGTAATTACCGCAGGTGCCGTATATGCCCTAGTGTTTGTTACGCAGCCGGTACGTGCTCAAGCGCCAAACGATCGAGACTTTATACAACTTTTACAAACTTTAGCCATATTCTTAACCGGTGCCCTTGGCGGTGTATTAGCCGGTAATGGCTTAAAGTCTAAACCTAAAGAGCACCCTAAGGCCGACACGCCAAACACGAATACGCTTTGATATCTGACAAAAAGCCCTCATACTGATACTACAAACGCTGAGAGGGCTACTCGGTTAGTAGCTTGATCGGCCTTAACAAAGGGCTAAGTAATGAATAGTTTAGATATATTGATCGGTTTGGCAGCCTGCGGTATGGGCTTTATGTTTATGGTAATCGGTTACTCAATAGGACACCGACAAGGGCACGGCGAGGGCTTTGTACGTGGCCGAGCTATTGCTCAAGCTCTGAAAGATAAGGAGCTAATCTAATGGGGTTTTTAGATAACTACGAGGACGTAAACGCACGTATCAAGCGTTTTAGATTAGAGTTTCCATCCGGTCGATTAGTGGCCTACATCGAGGATTTAGATATTATTAAGGGCACGATCCTCGTTAAAGCTGAGGCGTACCGCGAGTATGAGGATCATCTACCTAGCGCCGTCGATTACGCTTTTGGTAACGTCTCAACTTATCCAAACAATATGAAAAAATGGTTTATAGAGGACACAATTACCTCAGCTTACGGCCGGTGTATCGGGCTATTAACTCCAAGTCTCGAGCATAACTCGAGGCCTACTGTGCAAGATATGGAAAAGGTAGAAACATTACCGGCAGACTCGGACCCGTGGAGTACAAAGGCCTCGATCGAGGATATGGCGACAATGGCGAGCAGCATCTTAGAGATCGGTAAAAGCCTAGGCGGTGAGTTAGTAGCTGAGGCCCCTCGATGCTCTCACGGTACGATGGTTTGGGCCGAGGGTACGGCTAAGGCAACGGGTAAACCGTGGGCCGCGTATAAGTGCACCGAGCGAGTTAGAGCTAATCAATGTAACCCGTATTGGCACGTCCTCGGATCAGATGGAAAATGGAAGCCGCAAGTATGACCATTAACCCTAAAGATATTTACCGCTCACCGGATGGGCATATATATAGCTTTGAGGGTTACGGGGGTGCCGGTAATTGCTCAAAGTGCGATAACGATACGCATATTAACGATTATGTACGCGAGGATGGTTTAGTCGTTGCATTTTGTAAACGGTGCGAGGACGGGCTCAAATTATGAGCGAGCTAACCTTTATTAAAGACGGCGTTGCTACGACTATCCACGATAACGGCGAGATCACCGTAGTCGCGGCCAAACAATGCGACGAGTGTTTTAAGTGGCATACCGCACTAGGCGGCTTTGATGTACGTGATGTCAGCGGCGACGTAGTTTTATGGCTATGTGCACAATGTCGCGCGTAGCTAAAGTCGTACTCGATAGGTCGCAGGAAATTACCGCTCATCGAGTAGGGCTAGAGCGCACCATAACTCGTAATGCTGAGGTGCAAGATGCGAGCAATTTTGGCCAAGCCTATAAAAACTGGCACGAGCTAGTATGGCAAGAGTCAGAGGCGGCAGCGGCCGAGATCGCCGTAGCTAACTATTTCGGTGATTATGGCTTTATACCCTCGATCGATAACGCTCACGATACGGCAGATGTGGGCGAGAATATCGAGGTTAAATGGACCAAACACACTAACGGCCATTTAATACTACAAAATCGAGGACCGGGCAGGCCTACAGATGTAGCTATATTAGTTACAGGCTTTAGCCCGGTTTATGTATTACTGGGATGGATGCCGGTACATATGGCCAAGGTGCCTAAATATAAACACCCGTATCAGAATAACTATTGGGTGCCTCGATCTAATCTATTTGAGATGCAATATCTAAAGAGGTCTAATTATGGCGACGTATAAAACTAAGTGCCGTCTATGCGGCAAGATGACCGATCATATAGAGAGGGTCGTAACCGATAACCTGCCGCCTTACGTTAAGTCTTTACAATGCGTTAAGTGTGGGGTAATGGGCATAGTGCTAATGGAGGATCTAAAAGATGCCGACGTATGAGTATGAGTGCATAAGCTGCAACGTACGCTATGAGACCGTCGAAAAGATGGCCGAGCACGTTACGCCGTACTGTTGTAACTTAATGATGAGGCAAGTTTATAGCGCGCCGGGCCTTGTATTTAAGGGCACGGGATGGGGTAAAGATGCGTAATAGTTATCCACAAGAGTTATACACAAGTGTTAATAGGTTGTGGGACACGCTCAAAATTACGCTCAAGATTGACACCTATTTGACTATAAGAGTACGCTCCATACTCGCAGGCGAGCCGCTACCGCGGATAGCTCGCAGGCGTAGTTTGGTGCTATTGGCCGGGCTATTGCTATTTAGTAATATGCCTGCATCTCAAGCTATAAGCACACATAGAGATAAAGAAAACTACAAACTATACGCACATATAAAGCTATTAAATGCTAAAGAGTATAGATGCCTTGAGCTACTCTGGAATAGAGAGTCACGCTGGGATCCACGTGCAGATAACCCTAAGAGCTCAGCGTTTGGTATACCTCAACTACTTAAGATGAAAGAGTTAGATCCGTTTAAGCAAATAGATCTAGGACTTAAGTACATCGCACATAAACACCGCACTCCATGCAAGGCTTGGCAATTCCATAAGTTAAGGGGCTGGTATTGATGGTAAGAGGCAGACAAGACCCAAGGGTGAGTAGAGATTGGAAACGCGTACGCTTAGCCGTATTAGCTAGAGATGGATACGTTTGTGCCTATTGTGGACAGGATGCAAATACGGTAGATCACATAGTTAGTATCAAAGCCGGGGGCGATCCGCTTAGTTTAGAAAATTGTGTCTCAGCGTGTCGTCGATGCAATAGCGCTAAAGGATCACGCTCACAAGCGGTTTTTTTAGCATCTAATTCTACCCCCCCTGCCTTTCGAGACTCTGTCTCCCCGATAACTACTAGCACGGTCCTAGCCGGTCCATATGGGGCAGAAAATAAACCGGATGAATAAAGATACGGACCAAATGAAACCGGGCCGTAAGGGGGCTACTGAGCCTCGATTACATAGCCCGTATCTCAAAGCAAAAAATCGCGGCGATGAGGTAGCGCAGCTCGCGGAGTCGATCGGGCTACCGCTTTTACCGTGGCAAGATTTTGTAATTAGGGACATGACCTCGATAGACGAGTCCGGGATGTTTATAAGAAAAACTAATCTTGTGCTTTGTGCACGGCAACAGGGTAAGACTCACCTTGCGCGTATGATGATGCTCGCGCACCTCTATTTATTTGACTCTAAAAATGTAATTATTATGAGCTCTAATAGATCGATGGCCTTAGACACCTTTAGACAAGTGGCCTACGCGATAGAGGGCTCTAGTGAGCTTAGTCAAGGGGTCCGACAAATACGTTTTGCCAATGGCACCGAAAGTATCGAAATGAAAAACGGCGCTCGCCTTGATGTAGTCGCAGCTACCCGAGACGGCTCACGTGGACGTACGGCCGACCTGCTCTACATCGACGAGATCCGAGAGATATCCGAGGAGGGCTTTAGAGCTGCAACACCGACTACCCGCGCACGTGCTAACGCTCAAACGCTATTAACCTCTAATGCCGGCGATGCCTTTAGCACCGTACTTAATGATCTACGTGAGAGAGCTCTATCTTTTCCACCTGAGACGTTTGGCTTTTATGAATATAGCGCCCCGCAATTTGCCAAGATAACCGATCGTGATGCGTGGGCCATGGCTAACCCCGCACTCGGATATACCGTAACCGAGTCGGCATTAGAGGAGGCCGTAGCTACTCAACCCGTAGAGACGACTAAAACAGAGCTACTATGTCAATGGATCTCATCGACTCAAAGCCCGTGGCCACATATGGCCGTTGAGGATGCAAGCGATAGCAGCTTAGAAATGTCACCGGGTCCGCTTACTATTTTTGCCTTTGACGTGGCACCGTCGCGCCGCGATGGATCCCTTGTAATGGGCCAAGTCCTCGCCGATGGCCGTATAGGCGTACAAGTGCTCGAGGTATTTCACTCGGACGTATCCATCGATGAGCTTTATATGGCCGATCATATTGCTAAGTTTTGTAAAGACTTTTACCCTCGGACTATTTGCTATGACAAGTACACGACGGCCTCGATAGCTAAACGCCTCGAAATGAACGGGATGCACATAACCGACATCTCCGGGCAAAAGGGGTATCAGGCCTCAGGGGATCTCTATGAAGCTCTAGCTAATAAGAGGCTCGTCCACTCGGGCCAAGATTTACTCGTAACTCATTTTGCTAATTGCGCCGCTAAAGAGTCCGATAGCTCGTGGCGTATCGTGAGGCGTAAATCGGCCGGCCCCGTAGATATTGCTATCGGCGTATCCATGGTCGTACATATCCTTAATCAGCCAATGGGCGAGGCCAAGGTATACATCTAAGACACGCCGCCTAATACCTGATTTTATCCTTGACATTTTGAGAAAATCCCTCCTATGGGATTACTCCAAACTCTAGGGCTTAAGAGCTCTGATAAACCTCAGGTAGAGGCTCAGTACGCACCTGCCGTAATGGATACTACGTACGGTTATGGATCATTTAATACTGGTAATTTTGGATATAACGGCGTAGGTATCGATCGTAACTTTGCGTTACAAGTATCAAGCGTTGCACGTTGCCGTAATTTAATTGCCGGCGTTATTGCATCTATTGATTTATCTCTATACAAAAAATCTACAGGCGAAAAGTTAGGCTCTCCGGTTTGGTTAGAGCAGCCGGATATTCGCCAACCTCGAAGCCTTACAATCGCTGCAACCGTAGATAGTTTAATATTTTACTCGGTTGCGTATTGGCGTGTTACATCTTTGTACGCCGATGATGGACGACCATCCGGGTTTGAGTGGGTCGCTAATAACCGCGTTACATATACGACTAATCAATACGGTACAGAGATCCAAGATTATTTCGTCGATGGTAATAAGGTACCTATGGGCGGTATTGGATCGCTTGTAACTTTCCAATCTTTGCTACCTGGTGTATTGCAGAGTGCAAGTACGACTATTAAAGCTGCTTACGATGTACAAAGAGCAGCGGCGGTAAGTGCAGCTACACCGATGCCTACAGGTATCCTAAAAAATAACGGTGCTGATTTACCGGAGTCTCAGATACAAGGTTTACTAGCAGCGTTTAAGAGTGCTCGGCAAAATCGCAGCACCGCATATTTAACGAGCACTCTCGAGTATGTGCCTACATCTTTCTCACCTAAGGACATGGCGTACGCGGAATTTTCGCAATACTTAGCTACCGAGATTAGCCGCGCGATGAACGTACCAAGTTACCTAATTAGCGCGGACATGAATAACTCAATGACATACCAAAATATTTTAGACGGTCGTAAAGAGTTTGTAGCTTATTCTTTGCAGCCTTACATTTCGGCTATTGAGGATCGTCTATCAATGAACGACATAACTAACTCAGCTAATCAGGTACGTTTTGCCGTCGATGATACTTTCCTACGTGTAGATGCTAAGGATCGTTTGGATATCATCGAGAAAATGTTAAATCTAAATCTAATCGACGTAAACGAAGCTCGATCTATGGAGCAACTAACACCGCTAGGAGATACAAGTGCTACTAACGTTTAGCCAACAAATACAGGCCGCCGATACAGAGCGCCGGATGATCTCCGGACTCGTTGCACCGTATGGCGAGATCGGTTTTACAAGTGCCGGCCCGGTTATGTTTGAGCGCGGCTCAATCACTTACGCCGAAGCCTCACAAATTAAATTACTTATGCAACATCAAGCCGATAAGCCTGTCGGTCGCGCGATTAGTTTTAGCGACTCAACCGAGGGCGTATATGGATCCTTTAAGTTATCTAGTAGCACTCGAGGACAAGATGCTCTAGTACTAGCTCAGGAAAACCTAGTATCCGGCTTATCCGTAGGGGTCGATGTAACGGCCTCTAAGCCTATGGGGGATTACCTGTTAGTGACGGCGGCGGTCCTCAAAGAGGTTAGCCTCGTCGAGAGTGCGGCCTTTTCTAGCGCCTCCGTAACTGATATTGCAGCCGCTCGAGCAGCGCTTGAGGCAGCTACAAGTACAAAAGAAAAAACTACAACTATCTCTACGACAATCGTAGAGGTCGAAACAGAAACCGAAAGCGAGGAAGCTGTGACTACAGCCCCTGAAAATACACCGGAGGAGACTCCGGTAGATGCACCGGCAGAGGCTGAAAAAGTCGAAGCCGCTCGAAAGATCATCCGTCCCTCAGTACTAGACTCTCAGCGAGTACGTACACCTATTACATCGATGGGCGCTTATACAGAGCACAAGATTAAGGCAGCTCTAGGTAATGACGACTCAAAGCTTTACGTAACCGCAGCCGATGATAGCTTTGCTACAAACCCTGCATTTTCACCTACTCAGTACTTAGCAGAATTTCCTACTAACACTCGTTTTGGTACACCTGCTATCGATGCTTGCTCACGTGGAGTTTTGCCTACTAACGGTATGACGATTAACGTGCCTTCACTCGTTACCTCAGCCGGTGGCGGTACAGGCGTAGCACCTGTCGTAACCGTTGAGGCAGAAGCCGGAGCGGTACAAAATACTGGGATGGAAACGGCATACCTAACAGGTACCGTATCTAAGTACGCAGGCATGAATACGATTTCCGTAGAATTGCTAGAGCGCTCAGATCCTAATTTCTATGCAGAGCTAACAAATCAGCTACAAAACGCGTATCTAAAGACTCTCGATACGACAGTACTAAACGCACTTATCGCAGCTGGTCAATATAGCTCAGGATGCGATGCAGACTCAGCAGGTATCATCGAGTTTGCCTCAGACTCAGCTCGTAAGGTTTACGAGGCTACAGGTTATTTTGCTAATAACTACATCGCCAATGGATCACAATGGCAGCTACTAATGGGCGCTACAGATACTACCGGGCGACCAATCTACTCAGCATCTCAGCCAATGAACGCAGGCGGCTTAGTGCAACCGGGATCAATTCGAGGCAACGTACTCGGGCTAGATCTTTATGTAGATAAAAACTTTACCGCTACTACTACTATCGATGACTCTGCGGTTATTTTGGCACCGGAAGCATTTACGGTTTACCAATCACCTACGGCGTATATGTCAGTAAACGTAGTATCAAACCTACAGGTACAGGTAGCCATTTACGGTTACATGGCCACTATTGCGAAAATGCCTAAGGGTATCGTTAAGTTTAATCTTAACTAAGCAAAAAAACTAATAGTCGGTAGGGCTCTTAGCCCTTTGAGCCCTACCGGCCCTTTTTAAGTGAGGAGTAAAAGATGCCGGCTACATACGTAACCGAGGCCGAGTTACGCGCTAATCTCGGTATCGAAAATTTATACTCATCTAATACGGTTGAGGAAGTCTGCCAAACCGCGCAGGATCTCATTAACCAATTTTTATGGTTTGACTCAGCGCCGATCGTAGGAGCTAGTTTACAAACCAATATCGTTACTTTAATGGTTGCTAACCCGGCAATATTTAGCACCGGGCAAAGCGTGACCGTAAGCGGATGCGGCGCAACCTTTAACGGCACCTACACAATTACGGGCACTATCCCGTGGACGGCCGGTACGACTACTCAATTACCATCGATAGCATTTAATAATTACGCGTTTAATTGGCCTAATGGTTATAGCTTTATCCAATATGCCAAGACCGCAAGTAATGTAAATTTCTTTAGAGTGTTGCCGTATGGATCAGCCGTAGGAGCAGATCTCAAGACAAACACCTACGCGACTACTCCGGCTATCCGAGAGGCCTCGATGATTTTGGCCGTAGATATTTGGCAAGCGCGGCAGGTCAGCCAAACCGGCGGCGTATCGATCGACGGCTTTAGCCCTAGCCCTTACCGTATGGGCAACTCGATGATCGGCAAGATCCGCGGCCTTATCGCCGGATATATGAGCCCTAATGCGATGGTCGGATAATGCCGGCACCTATTACTACTTTAAGAGCCTCACTAGCTGCGGCCCTTGCTAACGCTAACGTATGGAATACCTACGCGTATCCGCCTGCAACTATCACGGCTAATAGCGTAATCGTGTCGCCGGCAGATCCATACATAACACCGACTAATAACGACTACGCCAATATCTCGCCGATGGCATCTTTTCGTATTATTTGTAATGTGCCTATGTACGACAATCAAGGCAACCTACAAGGCATCGAGTCGATGGTTTGCGCCGTATTCCAAAAGTTAGCTGCATCGCCAATCGTTATGAATATCGGCGCGGTAAGTGCTCCGAGCGTTTTAACGGTACAAAGCGGCGACCTACTAACGACAGACATTACTATCTCAATACTAACCGAGTGGAGTTAAGCATGAGCCTAACCGATGAAGATATCGCCTTTCTTATTAAGATAGGGCAGATTACCGAAGCGCCAAAAAAAGAAACAAAAACACACACACCTACTACAGAGAAAAGCGAGGAATAGGCGATGGCCGTATTTCTATCAAACGGAGTAGTCGTAACCCTTAACTCGGTTGCACTCTCTGATCAC